CATTGACTCTATCATCCAGGCTAAGTGTATGAATCCAGTGCTCTACTTTGATGAGCTGGATAAGATCAGCAATACACCACATGGAGAGGAGATTGTGTCTATGCTAATCCATCTGACAGATAGGTCGCAGAACTCTCAGTACCACGATAGGTATTTCGCAGGGATCGACTTTGATCTCTCGAAGTGTTTGTTTGTGTTCTCCTACAACGATGAGAGCAAGATCAGCCCTATTCTGAAAGACAGAATGACTATCATCCAGTGCTCTGGATATACGGTCGCAGAGAAGAAGATTATCGTGGCAAACTATGTCTGGCCCGAGGTACTCAAAAATGTGGGGATTGATAGAGCTCAGCTTACCGCAACAGAGGCAGCAGCAGACTATATCATCCAGGAATTCTCGAATGGAGAACAGGGTATTCGATCTATCATTCGAGTGGTGGAGACTGTGGTATCTCGCATCAACCTTCTGAGGATTTCGGATCCCGTCACAGCGGCATCCTATCCATTTTATATTCCCTCAGAGTTTCCTCTGGTTCTAGATGTGCCTCTCATCAAGAAGATCCTATCAGACTTTGGTACGAAAGGACATGAGTCTTGGCGTTCAATGTATAACTAGGCAATAGGTGTGTCAATATAAATGGCCGAAATACAGTTCGCAAAGAGACATATTCGCAATCGATTCAGCGCGATGGTTCTGCCGCATGTCAGCGAGGGTCTGTGGAGTGTATACGAGAATGCTAAGACCGTGTGTGAGAAGGATAGGCAGACAGATCAGATTTTGAAGACCTTTCAGAATCTACTTGTTTTTATTCCTAAGTGGGATGAGAGTCGCCTTTCGGCAGAGGTAGAGCGTATTCAGCTGGCATCTGGATGTAATTATCTCGAAGAGCTGCTAACGGGTGTACTGATTACCTATCTGAGAGCATTCGCATCTGTACAGTATGCGGATGTTCACAATAATGTAGAGGTAGAGTTTGAACGCCCTCCTCTTCCTCGTTTCATTCATGAGCTATACAAGGAGGTTGCACGCCAGAGTTGGCAGCACGCCTATCTGTATAAGACGTATGGTGTATCTCTTGAACAGCAGGCAAGGAATCGTAAAGAGATTGGGAGTATTCTAGATACGGCTCTTGACACCACACTTGACTCCTTTTTGCCTTGGAAGGGAATCATTGACAAGTATTTCAAGGAGCCTACTCATCAGGAGGTCGAGGCAGAGGCAGAGGTGGAAGAGAAGAAGCCCGAACAGTCTGTTCAGTTTAGCGAGCCCGAAGAGGAGTCTGAGCCTGAATCTGAGTCTGAGTCTGAGAGTGAAGATGAATCTGAACAGGAACATGCTCCTCTCACTCTTTCTGAGGAGACTATCGATCTGGATGTAGAGTCCCTAGATGAGAAGCCTTCTGAATCTGTTGAGCTTGTACCATCGGATGAGACGCTCGTTCTAAGTATGTGAAAGAACCCACACATGTGTATAAAGAATGCTTGATACATCTACACTTATTATACTCGGTGCCGTTGTTGCAGGTGTTGTAGTTCTCTACGTCGTTGAACGTCTAACAAAACAGTCTCCTGTTATGTGGACAGATGCTCTGAAACTGGGAGGCCTGTCTGCTGCTATCACAGGTGGTGTACTCTATTCTGTGGGTGGTGGTGGAGAGAGTGAAACAGTACAGTCTGTGGTAGAACATGCCCAGGAAATGTTTGTGGGGAAACCTTCGTTTTAACGGAGTGTTAATCGACCACCAACCATACGAAGCTTTTTTTGTACAGAAAAAGGTTGAAGTAGTTCCATAAACTTCTGTAAAAAGACTCTATTGTCTCCTATGTGAACACTACCGTCTGATAATATTGGGTTTAGCGTACCATCCTCTCTCGTATAGTACTCATATGGGTTAAAATATATGTATCCATATGTGTTGCAGTAGTGTTGAAGCAGTGTATTTACCTTTGCTGTATGTCGTACCCTATCCGTATCCGTTCCAACAAATGGAAACTCTGGATTGTTTGCATTCACTTGCTTCTCGCTAGTCGGAGGTATTACTCCAACGAGTATAATCTTCTTGTATATCTTCACAGTATTCCGTATGGTTTTGATATATGCAGCTACAAGATCCTGTATGATAGTGTCTTCGTTTCTTCCAAGGTTTATCTGCTTCTGTATATGACATCTGCAATCTACTTCTCCGTATACTACACAGATAATGCTATTTGGAGTATGCTCATTACTATAAAAGTTAATAATCTGATTATCTCGTCCTATCCTATGCATCGTTATAGATGGGTGATGATAGTCTTTGAATGGTATAGATAATCCATTAAATCCAAACCTCGCATGGCTGTCTCCATACAGGTACAGCATTATTCTACACACAGACACGTTTCTCCGCTCGGTATCTTTCCAGCCCACACATACTCTCCTGCAAGCTTGTCAACCTGTTGACGAGGAACAGCTGTTCCCTTGCAGTAGCGTGCTATCGCCTTATAGAGATGAAACCCTCTATATCTGTCATGTACATCATTCTTGGATAGATTTCTGAAAAGTATAGAGGAACCGTCTGGTAGTGTCATCCAGTTCATCAGCAGTGTAAAGAGTGAATCAGCCTTATACTCTTCATGTAGAGGTCCATTAGGAAAGCAATCCCAGAACATAGACGTTGCCAGTCTCACAAGATCAAAAGATGCATTCGGCTTAATCTCTACAAAACTCGATGTAAAGAATGGCTTCACATTGTACTGACCACCTGCCTCCTCTGTTGTATCGAACTGATTAGACAAAAAGAAACGAGGTTCGCGCATACCAGGTAACCTAACACTAAAACTAGCCCTATCAAAGTCTATGATTTTTAGGAGCTTTCCAAAGGTAGGAATCCTGTACTGCTTGCCTCCTACATTGTAATACAGATATTCCAGAGGAGTATCCACATACATCACATTATTCACATGAAGATCGTTATGCACAAAGGAATAGGTGCGCTGAGCGAATGTTAGCGCAAACATAATCTGAAAAATCCATGCGGTACGATGAGTAGAATCGGTGTCAGCCTTCAAAAGATTGTAAAAGGTGTCTGTACACTTCTGCATAACCGTAGTCTGGACAGATACATCTTTGAACACTGCTTCTGCAAAGGGTAAACAGTCGTCATCGTCGAATCCCTCTCCGTCTTCATGATCTAGACTATCACTGGATGCTGTCCGAATATCAAAGATATATTTGGTAGATACGCTTTCAGAATCGTCAGACTCCTCGCTCTCTGTTGTACCAGACTCATCAGAGATAGATCCATGTAAGAGAGGAGGCTCTGCACAGAGTATAGGCTCTAACTCTTCGGCATCTAGTTCTATTGCATCGCCCATACATAGAGGAGACTGACCGCCTACACTCCCCCTTAGTTTTAATTCGAAAAAGTGTCCAAGATTTTGAATGAACCAAGGTCTTTCGCATATATCCTCATAATCGTCTGAGATATCGATGGTGTGTCTGTCTGCAATACCGGTGAAGGTACCATACACCTCAGGGAAATGCATACATCCAGACTCAGATAGGAGTACATTCGCCAGGGCACCGACATATGCTGCTGTATACGGAGAATGGAGTCTGTGATGTTCTTCGGCAGCGTTCTCCTTATTGCATGGCAGTCCAGAGGTACCAAAGTCTCCTCTCATGACACGATAGGATGGGAGAATCATCGTTGTCTTGCGATGAATGGGCTGCTCAACACCACCAATATAGACAGTATCACCTACAATGGTCTGGATTGGTTTGGAGGGCTTGATCCCAAAATAGTATGGACTTCTGAGAGACTCCACCTTAAAAAGTTCTTCCATAGGGGGAAAGAAAGGCTGAATGCGTTGGATTCCCCACCTTTGAGCGGCTTGTTCCCGTAGTCCAGTTAAGTTTGTCACCTTGGTAACTTCGAGGGGCACAATAGAAGTACGTAAATCTGATACCGGCTTGCGCATTATCAGGTTGATTCATTGGAATTGCTCATATTTTTACGATAGCTGAGACTGAGATTGACTATGGAGCCATATTGAGGAAATATAGAATCAAACAGTGGGGCGACATACCTCTTAAAAACGTGATTAATCTTGTATCCGAAAGAGTCTACAAATAGGAAGATGGTGAACATGAAGAAGAGACCAGCAGAATAGCTGTCAATAAAGCCTGCATACTGTGGGGCGATTGGTATGATCGGAAAATGATTATTCAATGTAAATCCTATCCAGAAGGAGCTGACGGCTATTAACACAATTTCCAACAGAATATCAAGAATCTTAAAGTGAAGGCTGTGCTTCTCCCAGGCTGTATTAGTATCGTATGGGTTGTATTCATCGAACAGATAGTAAAACACAAACGATACTAGCGCTCCAAGAAATGTAAATATGATTGCCAGAATACCTATGTTGGCTGTTAATACCAACCCTGTCTTCAATGACGGATAGGGAATTGTATGAACTGTTCGTGCTAATGCCATTGTGTTTGTCTGTGAAAAAACAACGCGTGCGTGCTATACAATGGACTTCAATATCAGGAAGTTTAATGTGGGAATGATTAAAGATAGGTGTGCCATAGACTCCAAAAAGTCCCCAATGATTGTTATTATTGGGAAAAAGGATACCGGCAAATCATTCTTGGTTAGAGATATCCTATTCCACACACAGGACGCATACCCTATCGGAACGGTTATTTCAGGAACAGAGGTTGCAAATGAGTTCTTTCAGCACATGGTACCATCTGCTCTTATCCACGATAAGTATCGGCCCGAGATTGTCACTAATGTTATCCGTCGTCAGCTAAAACTAAAACAGGACAGAAATCGTTCCAAGGTGGGTGGAAACAGTTCTGTTGACCCGCGTGCATTCTTGATTCTGGATGACTGTTTATACGATGGAAGCTGGATCAAAGAAGAGTCTACGAGGTACGTGTTCATGAACGGTCGCCACGTAGACCTTTCCACAATGATTACGATGCAGTACCCTCTTGGTATTACACCCAATCTTCGTACAAATGTAGACTTCGTGTTTATTCTGCGTGAGACCATTCTAGGTAACAGACGTCGTATCTATGAGAATTATGCAGGTATGTTTCCAACCTTTGATATGTTCTGTCAGTTTATGGACCAGTGCACTGAAAACTATGAGTGCCTTGTCATCTGCAACGGGGTTCAATCGAACCGCCTTGAAGATCAAGTGTTCTGGTATAAAGCAGCAGACCATCCACCATTTAGGTTATGTAGTGCATCGCTGTGGGCGAATAATAAGCCCTTCGCATCGTCTATGTTGGGAGCCCAAGAGTACAATGCAGAGGCTGTATCCAATCAGAAGGGCCCTCACTTTTATGTGAAGAAAGGGGAATACAAGGAAGAAAGATTATGATCGCCTTCTCCTGTGTTTGCGAGTCCTCTTTCTACCTTTACCCTGTTGGATAAGCTTGTCTAGAACATCCTTTTCAAGCGTACCTCTATCGACTTTTATAGCAGCATCGCATATCGGCATTCTGCTCTGCTGGTCTGGTCGTATCATGGAAGGATATCCGAAAAAGTTGAATACTATGTTGTCTTTCAGAGCCACAGTGAATGGTTCGATATACAGAATAGCAACAGCCGAATATATGTTGTCTATTAGCCAGCGTTTATCGGATGAAGGTAAATCGGCGTCCTTCTGAATACTATTGAGAGTATTCTTCATCTGTTCAACAGATTCTTTGATTGTCTGTTTCGTACACAGATGCTGTATGAGAGGTATGAGCTGTTCAACAGTCTTCTTACCTTTACGTGTTGGCCATTGGTGTTTGATCTGTTTGCGTATGCTTGTTGTTGTATCAGCATCAAATGTAAGACCAACAGCACCCATTAGTCTCCCAACATCTTCATCGGAAATATATGCCGCCTGCAATGCCTTATCGCAGGAAATCATACGAGTCTTATCGGATACAGACACACCCCTAGGAAATCCATCCTGATCGAAGAGGATATTGGGTTTGAGTGGTACTGTAAAACCCTCAATAAAGAAGAATACGATACCTTGCATGAGGCCCCATATCTCGATAGGTATGTGTTCTTTGGTAGGATCACCTAACTGTCTAGTAAGATTATCATAGCGTTTCTTGGTAGCTCTAAAACTGCTAGCTGTACATTCGTGTCTGATGAGGGGTATAAGTTCATCTACCGTTTTCTCACCTTCACGCATAGGCCATCGTCTCTGTATATTTTTTCGTAAGAAGTTGGTTGCATCTACATCAAACTTCACACTTGATGCAGCCAAGAGTCGATTAGCATCATTCTCAGATATCGTGACGGTGGACTCTGGAACTTTATCCCATTCCGGATTAAGTTAGTACCATTTTTGGCCTCCACCAGGTTTCAACTTGAATAACCCCGCACCCATTATACTAGGTACGCGATTTTACTCTGGTTCTCCTCTTTTTCTGTTTCTGTTTCTGAGTAGTGCGCTTACCACCTTGAAATTCTGGTGGCGCCGAACCATATGCAGATTCGTCTACGATAGAATATCTTCCGGGAGATGTGTTGTAGTCATCTGTGGGTACTCCCCGTTTACATAATCCTGCGCCCATTATAGTAAATAGACACAATGTTTGGCTGTCTACTTAGTTTTTTTAGAAGCATCGTAAAATCTACCAAACCTGTTCTGACACAAGAGCGTCCACCGCCTATCCGCATTCCTTCACACTAATTACTCGCGGAGAGCACCCTCGGCAGGATGAGCAGCGGGTGCATCCATGATAGTAGACGCAGAGCTTGACGCAGAGCTTGATGCAGAAGATGCAGCAGCATTCTCGGCCTTCTTGCGAGCATTCTCCTCCTTCTGAGCCTTGATGGCAGCCTCTCTCTCCTCTGCAAAGAACAGCTCCTTGTTGGCCTCGTTCTCCTTGTACTTTCTCATAATCTCATTGAGCTGAGAGTTAGCATACTCTACATTCTCCATTAGGTGCTCAGATGGATCCCAAGGCAGCCAGCATCCCATCTTTCCGATAATGAGAGTGTCCTTGGGGTACTTGCGTTGCAGAACCTTGCACCACATCTGAGACTCCTCAAAGGATGGGAATGCACGCCTCACCTTGACACCCCTCACATTGCACGTGAAGTCCACAGACTTGTTGTACGCCTCTTGGAGCTCCTTCTCGTGGTTCAGCAGGAACACCTGGTACTGCTCAGGTACATCCGTCTTCTTAATCTCCTCGCGATGAACCTTCTCAAACTCGCGCATATCAGCCATCATACCATCAATAGGAATCTCATACTTCTTGGAAAGGAATGCCATAAAATGCTCCATACCCTTCACCTTCCAGTCGTAGTCCATCTTCTGAATGAACTTCTCCAGAAAGTAGTGCTCCTTCTTCTGGATAATCTTCTCAGGGGACAGGAAGGATACAATCACGTATCTCTGGTTAGGCAGCTCGGGGTCCTCGTCGAGGTAATCAACCGTAGAGCCATCGTCCTCGTGTACAGGTAGGGTAGTGCGCTGTCTGCTCATGTATATGTATGATAGGCTGCCTTCCTTAAAATACATACAACGCGCGTAAAATGTCTCATTCTACACATAAATGAACATGTGGATGACCCTCTATGCAGCAGTGCTTTTCTTTCTCCTGACCCCCGGTATCGTGCTGACCCTGCCTTCTCGTGCATCTCGCATGACTGTTGCCGCAACCCACGCCGCGGTGTTCGCCCTTGTGTGGCATTTTACCCACAAGATGGTGTGGAAAATGACCTCTGCATAAACACAAATGACATTTAGTATGACACCTATTTACTTCGGAACAGCGATGGCTACCGTGGACATCCTCATGATGGGAACCATCAAGATGGTTAGTATCGGTAATATATCTCGTGGATTTGGTATCCCCTTTGCAGTAGGCTTATATGCTCTGCAACCCGTTATTTTCTGGAAGGCCCTGAGCCATGAAGGAATGGCTGTAACCAACCTAATATGGAATATGATAAGCAGTATTATTATTACATTGCAAGGTGTCTTCATCTTTGGAGAATCTATTAAGGGAATGCGTTGGCTTGCGATTGTGATGAGCGTCTTTTCGTTGATCCTCTTCGCATATACAAACGGCTCGGAGTAAAAAAATGTAGCAATACAAATACAAACCAGAATGCCTGAATCTGCACCCCCTGCCGCACCATCCTTAGGAGTTGATATCGCCGATTTAGTGAAGCGCCTTGTGAAGTATGCCCTCGAAGGTCTTGCCGTCGCTGTGGCATGCTACCTGCTGCCCGGCAAGAAGCTGCGCGCAGATGAGATTGGCACCATTGCCCTGACCGCCCTGGCTGTCTTCGCAATCCTCGATATCTATGCACCCTCTGTTGGCTCTTCTGCTCGCACCGGTGCAGGTTTCGGTATCGGCGCCAACCTGGTTGGGTTCCCTCACTTTTAAACACATCTCACACAGTATAGAGTAATGCAACCCCTTATTCGCTATAATGGCGTATGGATGAAAGTTGATGCGCGTCCAGGAGAACCTGAACGCACAACATCGGAAATTGTATGGATGCTACTCGATAATAAAACATACGCAGACTGGTTTGAACGCGAAAGGACTATTTCCAAGAGAGTGTATAATGAATGAACTTCTCTATTCCGGTCTCGTAGCGCTGGGCTATACGCTGATGTTCTGTGCAATCCTGATTCTGGGATATTGGATGTTTCGTGGATTCCCCCCAGGAAGCAAACTTGTCGAACAGGCTCTCCCGACACCGAATGAACTCGATGGAAAGAGCGCAGTCTTCAAGCTATTCTATGTAGATTGGTGTCCTCACTGTACCGAAGCAAAGGAAAAGTTAGACGAGCTAGAAGCCATTACCGCAACACATACCTACGGTGGCAAAAAGATAAAGTTTGAGAGAACCAATTGCGAAGTTCACAAAGATGTATGTCAGATGTATAAGGTTGAGGCATATCCTACCTATAAGCTTGAAACATCCTCCAATATGTATGAATATCTTGGTCCAGCATCTACACAGGCATACAGAACATTTTTAGGGAATGCGCTTGGCAAAGAAGTGTCTAGCGGACAGTAATCCTGTATGACACAGCCCATCCAAATCAGGACATAACTCTACTACATTTGTTGTGGTGTCTGTTAGTCTACACACATTGTTCGGATAGAGTTTTGCAGTACGGTCTATTTCTTGATTGTTTTCTGCTTCCATGCATTTGCGAACAAACTCCACCAAAGAAGTAGGATTACGATGCTCCGAGCTATCTATCAGACATATCAATGCTGACTTTTTTAGATGCTCTGGGACACACGCCACAATATTTTTACATATAAGAGCACCATCCACAAAGAGTCTTCCTGCTATACGATGAGGTGTAAACAAAAGTGGAATCGATACCGAAGCCCTCAATGCATCCCACACACGAATAGACTTCCGAAAAATCACTGTTTTATTTCTGGTTATGTCAGATGCGATAATATACAGAGGCATATTGGCATCTGCTATACGAAGTGTATCTATATCCAGATTCTTTGAAGCGAATATGTGCTTGATACGGCGATAGACAATCGTCCCTGTATCAAATCCAAATCGCGCGAAGAGGGTGCTAAATTGTTGAAGTCTAGGAGGTTGTAACAAACGATCAAATCGAAGCTCTTCCATATGGATGCGTATCTCTGCAAGGCTAAATCCGAATGCTATCATACTAGCCAAGACAGCCCCAATAGAGACACCGTATACACCATCTTTAAAATGAAGGCGACCACCGGCTTCTTCGTATGCTGTGAGTGCACCCATATGAAGTGCACCTCTAACACCTCCCCCATTCAAACACAACACTGTAAAATGCTCCATTACTCTTCTGCGGATGGAGTAAACGGATGCTTCAAGCGAAAGAGCTACAAAAGCAGGCCGACGAGAGAAAACATAGTAGTCTGAGGGCTATGAGACCTGTTCTGACCAATCTGATGGCATCTCTAAAACAGCATGCTCGTCAGAACCCTGATTCTCCTTATTTTGCCTTTGATGTCCCAGCCTTTGTGTTTGGATATCCTTTGTATGACCATCAGGATGCGATAGACTATATATATGATACCCTCGTTGAGAACGGATATCAAGTATGGAAGACACCACCCTCTGTTTTATTCATTTCATGGATGAAGCCAGCCAAGCAAGTATCCTCTGCACCCAAGGCTCCCAAACCTGGACCCGATTATAGGCCGTTTGTCTATGATGAGTCAGCATTGAGCTATCTTGCCCCTCGTTAAAACGGAAGAGTTACTAGTCTAATATGAGAAACACCACATGTGCGAACACTCTAACCGTTCTATCGACGAAGGACAGTCAGTGTGTATGGATTGTGGATGTATTCTAGAACAGGTGGTAGATGATGGACCCGAATGGCGATATTATGGAGCAGACGATAAGCATGCAGATCCATCCAGAACAGGCGCTGCAACACATCTTCTTCTACCAGAATCGTCGTATGGATCTATGGCGATGAATATCAAATCGTCTTCTCCTCATTTCAAACAGATTATTCGTATCTCTGCCTGGGCTCTGGCATCTCATTCAGAGAGATCTTGGATTGCTGCCTTAGATCTTCTTCAAACGTATGCATACAGAGCTGGTCTACCCAAAGCTATTCTGGTAGATGCATGTGCCCTTCTGCGTTCCCAAGAGGATGCACTCAAACTGAGAGGAGAGACCAGACGAGCATTATTCGGTGCTACCTTCTTTGTAGCATGTCGAAAGAATGGTGTATCTCGCACACACGAAGAGATTTCTGAGATGGTGAACACGAGTACGCGTTCTCTATCCAAGGCTATTCAGCGCTTTGATATCCAGGTGAAGGTAGACAATCCTCTATTAATGACTCAACTCTCTCTTGCAGAACGCATGATGAATGGTCAGTCCATGACAGAGCAGGTACGAAATATCATTCTAGACAAGATTCGAGAGGTATTTCGATTCCCCGATGAAGAGCTTGAACACACACCAAAGGTCATGGTTGCAGGCATCATCGCTTCGGTTCTGGTAAAGGGTGGAGATCCCACCCATATCGTGAAAGAGTTCTCGAAAGCATGTGGTGTTTCAGCAGTGTCTATCAAGAAAGTCATGGGCAAGATTTAGACACCGGTCAAACTGTATGTTATATTATCAAATCCGCCAAACCAAATTGGACTCGTAGAACTACCTGGAACAGTATATGGAGTAGAACCCTGATTGTTCTGATTTAAACTTTGGGAGTTAGCGACATTAGACATAGATATCTGTGAATATGGACCCAATACAATAACATTTCCCTCGTAGGGAGAGGTCGGTGGTAGTATATAATTAAGGGAAATAGAACTAGATGCCGCTAGAAGCGGTATCGTAAACATAAACCCACCAGCAGATACATCTATAAGTGCAGTTGCTAAATTTGCAGATCTAACTGCTCCATTAACAGTAATATTGTTTCCGAAGGTTATATCGTTCGTAGCCATATCTCCTCGAATCAGAGGCACCGACGCATTTGTCGAATAGACAATAAACTGATTGCTGCTTGCATTTACGATCGCTGGATTAGGGTTTTTTCCTAGAAATATACTATTGTTTCCGGTATTATTAAAGCCGGCTTGATTTCCTATTGCAATCACATTTGATGCTGTATTGGACGAACCCGCAGTATTACCCATAAATATATTGTCTGTTCCGCCATTGGGTATTCCCGCATTTGGTCCAATAGAAATGCCAGCTGACCCGTTAAGATATAGATCATTAACGCTTGCAACATTTGAAATACTGTTTCCTAGGAAGTTTACATTATTGTATGCAGGATAGAGAGACCAGTCTGAAATAGTAGAAGATGCGCCTGTTATTGCTACACCATTCAATGTAAGAGTTCCCGAGAGCGTTGTTGCCCCAGATACATTCAGTCCATTCAGTGTTGTAATTCCTGATACATTCAGAGTATTCAGTGTTGTTGCCCCAGATACATCCAGCCCATTCAGTGTCGCTGGTCCTGATACATTCAGTCCATTCAGTGTTGTAAATCCGGATACATTCAGAGCATTGTTACCGACATTTACAGTATTAATCGCAGGATATAGAGACCATCCAGATGCATTCGAAATACCTCCGCCGCCACCCCCACCCCCAGATGTTGTTACTTGAACACCGTTCAGAATGAGAGAATATGACGTAGATGCGGTTCCGATTCTGACATCTCCATTGAGGGTTGTGTTCACTTGGGGCAGAAAACCACCACTCACAGAATATGTGTAGGAGACCGAAAAGATACCGTCAAGTACATTTGAGACTGGTGTTCCCATATTATATTGGTGGGGTCGCAACCATTTAACCATATTTTGCGCACTCTATATAGAGATGTTCAGCCCCTCCTCCACGACTGATGGCGAGAGATATACCCTTTTTCCTATTAAGTCCTCCGAGATGAACCTATACCACTTGTACAAAAAGGCGGTCGCCTCGTTTTGGACCGCTGAGGAGATCGATTTTAGCAAAGATCAGAAGGATTGGTCTTCTTTGTCCGCTAACGAACAGTTTTTTATTAAAAGAGTCCTGGCATTCTTTGCTGGCTCCGATGGCATCGTCCAAGAGAACCTGGCATCGCGTTTTCAGCGCGAAGTTCAGAGCCCTGTTGCTCGTCTGTTTTATGCATTCCAGAATGCGATGGAGGGTATTCATTCTGAGACCTATTCTCTACTGATTGACACCTATGTGAAGGATAAGACAGAACAGCTTGAACTGTTTCGTGCCATTGATACCATCCCATGCATCCAGACCAAGGCAAAGTGGGCAATGAAGTGGATTGAGAGCGCTGACGACTATCCCACCAGACTTGTTGCATTCGCATGCGTGGAGGGCATCTTTTTCAGTGGTGCGTTCTGCTCTATCTATTGGCTCAAAAAGAGAGGTCTACTTCCTGGTCTGACATTCAGCAATGAGCTCATTTCTAGGGATGAGGGTCTCCATACCACCTTTGCTGTTGCAATGTATCATGCGATGAATTCTCCTCTCTCTGTGGATACCATCCACTCTATTGTCAAGGATGCTGTGTCTATCGAGAAAGAGTTCATCTGCGATGCTCTACCATGCAATCTTATTGGAATGAATGCCTCTCTAATGTCTCAGTATATCGAGTTTGTTGCTGATAGACTGCTCGTACAGATCGGTGTTCCCAAGGTGTGGGGCTCTTCCAATCCTTTCGACTTTATGGAGATGATTTCTCTGGATGGTAAGGGTAATTTCTTTGAGAGACGTATTTCTGATTACAGTAAGCCTGGTGTAGGCAAGGCAAGCAGCGATATGGTAATCAAAACGGACTTGGAGGATTTTTAAGGAGGAAGATAGTAATGGAGACACCTAAAACAGTACACGAACTGCTTATCCAGATTGATACAGAGAATGAAAGGATGTTTGGACCCATCAGGTTCCCGGCCAGCCGATCGCAATATCTCTATATGAATCTGTTGCAGAACCGGAGAATGAAGCACCCTCTGTATGCCAATGTGTTAAAGCTACGGGGAACAGCAGCACTTCGTTAAATACTACACATTCTACCCACCGCACCATATAAAGATGGACTTTTTCCACGGTATTGTAGCACTCCTCGCATTTGTAGTCCTAATCCTGACCGCTCTCACAGCCTGGATGTATATCCAGCAGACTCGCCTGATGCAGGCAGTCTCCTCTCTCACAGCTGTTATTTCTGCACCACCTCCCTCCTTTATGGAGGCTATGAGGGAGTATCCTCATGAGGAGGAACTCGCCGACGACAGGGTCAGTGTCCACGATAGCGATGTAGAGGACACTCCCACCGCAACAACAGAGGTGGAGCAGCATCCTGAGCCTGAACAGGAAGAGGAGCTGGTTGACCTCGCAGAGAAGACTGTGGCTCAGCTCAGAGAGATCCTGAACACCAAGGGTATTCCTTTCAACAAGAGCGACAAGAAGCCTACTCTTCTGACTCTCTTAAAGGCAGCATCCTCTTGAATACAATGAAGCTGGTTTCTATTGACGTCGGATTGCGTAATCTGGCGGTATGTGTCTTAGAAGGTACATCCCGCTCTGACCTTCGTATTGTACACTGGGATGTTATCGATGTTATCGGTGAGAAGAACGGTGTAGAACGCCCACGATGCTTTAAATGCGCTAAACCTGCTATGTGGCAGAGAGAAGGCTCTTTTTCCTGTACAAAACACTGTCCTTCATCCTTTACCAAGGCATCTCTCACAAAGAAGACTCTTCCAGAACTGAAAACTATGTGCGGAGAAGGAGCACCATCTACCAAAAAAGCGTGTGTAGAGATGATTGCTCTGCGAAGCTGGTCTAAGTTTGCCGGCGGATCTGCTGTGAAGCATGCTCCCGTGTTAGATCTGGCTGCGGATATCGCATCCTCCTTTGATACACGGACAGATTGGTGGGATGGAACCAATCTTGTTGTTGTAGAAAATCAGAAAGATAGACGTATGTTTGCTGTGCAGGCCATGATTCATATGTATTTTGCAGCATCAGGGTTCAAGGTGAAGGGTGTGTCTGCAATCCATAAACTGAATAATATTCTGACACTCGATTCTACGGCAACATACGCTGGACGCAAAAAGACAGGCATCAAGCACTGTACACAGCTGATGCCAGTAGCGAATACAGCCTTTTTCAAATCCCACAAGAAGAAGGACGATTTAGCGGACTCATTCTTACAGGGATTGTGGTTTCTCGAACATCCTTGACCAAATCGGATGCAGATAGCGTCACACACAGTATAGGGTATTACATGGAAGCTTTCTACATCAAGTCTCTTCAAGTGGCTACTACCCTCTCAACCCGTTCTTCTAAGAGAACGGATCTCATTCATAGGGGTCTAGGTGGATGGATTCATGCTCTTCGGCCAGATCTTCGCTGGAAGACCGAGTTCAATGTTTCTACACACCTAGGTTCCTATAACGTAGATCTCACCCTATTTAACTTGGAGACACCTGTTGCACACATTCTTGTGAAGGCACCACTCTGCAATATCAAACAGAATATCACAAATACAGAGAACTCGTGTCTGGGAGAGATTGTCAAGCTGTACTCATCGCATCCTACCGTACCCATCGTCATGGTGGATTTCATTCCAACAGAGTGTCCATACTATTCGGAGGGTGCCATCAAACATGTGGAGAAGTTTAGTGTAGCCGATGTTCTAGACAAATCGAAAAAGATGATTAAGACCACCGATATCTATCAGGATGGTCGCCCTCTTCTGAAAGACAGGTTTGTTATGTTCCCTGTGCTGAAACAGGAATCAAAGCAGGACATTACATTCGAGAAGTTTGAAGAGGGATCTGAGGAGGCAAGGCTGAAATGGTTCATTCTATCTTTATAGATTTCAGAACGGTTGCCGTAACATTCAGCCATCCTCCACCTCGTTTAGAACACACCGATTCGATATCTGCGGCCATCAGAATATCTACAATACGCTGACAGGATACGCCACTCACAGGTGTGATTCGCAATCCAGAATAGAACAGCTGTGTAGGCTTTATCCGAATAGATGGTAGGATATCCGGATGACACAGCGTCGAGATATACACACTCTCAGGTTCAGACGGAATGGTCAAACTCTGTTGACGACCGAAATCGTACCAGAGAGCATACGTCTTTTTGCCTTTGTCTCGTTGTGCCAGAATGCTCTTCTTAGATTGCAGATAGGAATAGGTGTATGGATTCTCAGACGCGAATGTCTCTTCTGGACCATAGGGAACAATACACATCATATCATAGCCTTTACTGACTTTTATGATAGGCTTCCAACACGGTTCTGGGAATACTCTATTGGGATGAATGAACACCTTATCGGCAAGAGTAGCAATACCATTCTGAATTTTGGCAATAGATGAGAGTGTTCTACCTTGACTGACAGAGCCCATCAAGGAGAGAGGAGAGAGAGTAGTGTAGGGTATGGATTTACCGTTATACAGAAAGTGGGTAGTAGGGCATTTGCGGAATACAGAAATACAACAGTACACATCTACACCTTCAAACACTTTTTCAGATCCGAAGTCGATACACTCATACAGAAGTCTGTGCGTATAGATGTACTCTCTGAATGCTTTACACGATTTGTTGAATAGCCATGTAGAGGGTGTGATACATACAAACGTTCCACCCTCTGCTAAGAGTGACAAACATTTCATCATGAATGCCACATACAGATCAACATTTCCACGTTCGAGTCCAGGAATGGATTGAACCTTCTGTCGCATCTCATCAGACATATCTTGAAAGCGCTGATATGGAGGATTTGAGATAATAGACTTATACTGGGTTGGAATAGATGCATCTAAGAAGTCTGTATTGTGGAGTGTAAAGGTAGAAGGAAGTGTTGAAAGAGCTTCCTGTGATATATCGTAGACATCTGCATGAGTCACTCCTTGCAAGAGAGCTCCTTCTCCCACAGCAGGATCTAATACACACATAGAGGTATCAATATATCCTCGCATACGCGCAGCAATCGCAAGAGGTGTGTACACTACGTATTTGGCCATGGTATTTAGAATGTTAAGTATATCTAGGATTCATTTTAGAGTGTTGCGTTCTAACTTTCAGAAGAGCCTCGTAGAACCTCATAATGGAAGTGCCAGGTGCAGATATGCTCATGAACATGGGCTCAAAGGGAGATACAACACTTCCAGCCCTAGAATCTATCAGCCTAGATTTTGATGAATTTCCTGCACCTAGCTCGTCGTCTAGCTCTGCACCTCCGCCTCAGCTCGTGCCGAATGCATCTGAGATTGGGCCCTCAAAGTCCTGGGATGGTATTCAGAATATGAATGCAGAAGCCTATTTTGTGCCTCCCGCGAAGCCTGTCATGTCTGAGGATGCTCTGATGAAGGAGAAGTATGAGATTCTTCGCAAGTTTGAGCGTCTAGGGAAGATGGGTGTTCCTATCAGGAAGCGGTTCACCATGGACTCTCCCCTCGATGAGATGAAGATGGAGCTAGAATTTATCAGAAAGGAGAAGGCTATGGATTCTACTATCAAGCAGTTCTCTGAGTGGTTCATCACCGGTATGTCTGCTATGGAGTGGGGAAGCAAGAATGTGAATATGCTAAAAATGTTTGGTCTTCAACTGGATGGTCTGTCTCAGTCTGCTCAGATGAATGTGGGCGATATGGAGGAGGATTTCGAGGAGCTGTATGAGCTGTATGGCGACAATATGCGTGTACACCCTCTTGTTCGTATTCCTATGAGGACATGTATGATGGTGTATATGGTTCATCTCACGAATCAGATGGCTATGAAGGCACCTATTCCCAACATCCAGGATATTCTTCGTCAGAACCCTGAGATTGGTCGTCAGCTCGCATCTGAGGCCATGAAGACACAGACGGCAGGATTCAGACAGACCACTGCATCTGCTCCTCCCCCTCAGCAGCAGAGATATTCTGCACCCGCACCTCCTCCTCCCCCTGCAAACAATCCTCTGTCTGGTCTTATGAGTTTCCTTGGAGGTACCCAGCAGCCTGCACCACAGAGTACATCTCTTCCTCAGCTAGTACCAGAGACAAAGAAGGTTGTGAACGTACCTACGTTTGGTAACCCTCTCCCAAAGATGAGTAATGTTACACGTCCTAGTGTAGCAACCGCTGCTCCTCCCACTCCTCGTCATGAGCTCCCCCCTCCCTCTGGTGGAGGTATCGCGGATATTCTGAGAGGTATTCAGGCAGAGAAGGCACCGGTCAAGAGTGCGCTAAAAAAGACACCCACATCCTCAGCAGGCAAGTCTCCTAAAAATTCCGTCGTGATTAAACTATAAATGGACCACATGGAACTTGGCAGGCGTATGGCAACACAGCAAGGGGAGAGGGCAAAGAAGAGAGGAGAAAATTGGACAGAGACCGACACAGAACGGGCATTTAATGAATTCATGCGTATTGGTCCTTCCCAGAAGGAGCAGAAGGAACAGAAAGACTTTGCCAGAATGTTGGCTAAGTCTTTCGCTAATACAGATGCAAAGGAAAGGGCAGCTAAGGCAGCTAAGGCACAGGCAGGAAAGGGCAGGCGCAGGGGAACCAGAAAGGGTGGCAAGCGTCATCGTCGTACTCGCAAGGCCTAAATACTATCGCCAGTAAGGAATAAATGGATTCAGCAAGCAGTTGGTCAGAGTCCGAGAAGGTTGCAAGAAAGGCATATGATGATGGCATAGCTGCTAGACATAGGGAAGCAACAGCCAAACAGGAAGAAATATTCAAGAAGATAGCTGAAATACGAGAGGCGAAGGCAAAGAAGGCGGCAGAGGCAGCAGCAGCAGCACAGGCAGGAAAAGGAAGAAAGAAGTCAGCCAAAAAGGCACACCGCCGTCGCCGTCATCGTACTCGCAAGGCCTAATCTAGTCTGTACACATATTCGCAAAATGTCCAAAGTCTCCACACTGTGTACATAACCCCTGTACAGTGTGCATACCACGTGCGAGCTTGTCTACCTGTTGTG